TGCAATATGTCAATTACGTTAATCATCGTCCGATTGGGCAGATAAAATATGCGCTAATTTAATTCAACCAACGAGTAATTATACTATTTAAATCTAAATAATTATATTCAGTTACAACAGACTTTATCCCAATATTTTTTAATACTTGCGCTTGTTCTTCTTCCGATAATGATTGTTCGGTCTTAAAAAGTACATCATTCGTTACCCTTTTAGCAGCATCTTCCGCAATAGAAACAGCTTCTTCTCCTTTCTCCTTAGCATTGTCCCCCTGTTCTTTCGCATAATCTCCCTGTTCTTTCGCATACTGTGCAAGTTCACCTGACTGGCCGGCCAATACAGCCTGCCTCTTTGCTTCTTCAGAATACTCCTTGGATTTTTCAGAATATTCCTCAGATTCATTTGCAGACTCTTCGGACTTCTCAGCATAGTTCTGTGATTCGGCGACAGCCTGATTAGCTTCTTGAAGAACTTTTGAAGATACATCCTTTGCAAGATTCTCAGCACTGATTTTTCTTCCCTTATTCAGCTCTATAAAATCACCCTCTGAACAAGATTCAACCTCACTCAACTGGTCTATTGTAGCAGAATTTGTCTGTAAGGATTGAATCACAGATGATATGATTTCCTGTTTTTCTTCGTTTGTCATAAATCTATAGTTTTAAATCTGTAATTATCATTATCAATGGTTCTATAACGTGAATCATCTACACGTCTCATTATCATCTTGTTGTTCGTTTCAATATCAGGATTTAACAATGAAACCCTTCTTATTACCTGCTTGAACACATAAGACCTTATACCCTCTACAAGTACATTCATTTCAGGTACATTAGAATCAACCCTTGCATACCTGATTCCGTCAACATAAAAATAGCTGCAACATAATGCTTTGTTTAGCAACTCTGCATACCACACTGGACAGCCTTTTGAACCTCCCATAGTAAGAGTCTTCTGTACGTTGTCAATACTATATATGTCAATAACATCATTACCTGAAGTTGTATACTGCTCATTATCTACTCCGAAAACCCAATCATCATCCTTGAATCCACCAGGTATTCTGAAATCAAAAAAGTATTGCATGTTGTCAATCCAAAATACGGCATCCTTTCTCATCAGATTATTAGGATTTGAATACTGCAATAGAACAGTTCCAGAGACATCATCTGTCACACGGAATACTTCTGAACATACACCCTCAACTTCAACAGAATATAAGCCATTGTTCAATCCTGTTATTTCTGTGAAATACAAAGTTTCATTGGGGTTCATCAACCAAGACCTCATGTTAACCATCCGCCTTTTCCCGATTATATCAACGATATATACTGATGGAGCATTACTTTCATTGTATGCTATTATTTGCAAAAGAATATGGTCATACGTAGAAAATGACTGCACATATCTGCTTGATAATCCAATATCCGTAGATGGATTGAAAAACAATGGTGTAAAAGGACTTATCTTATACATATTACTTAATTTCTATAAGTTCATACTTAACCGCTTCCACATTGGATAAACTGAATTCCAAGCTTTTAATAGATCCCTTATATGTCTTTCCTTGATTTGATAATTCTATGCACAAAGAGTTCAAATTACTATCAATTATAGTATTCTCCATTGTGAAAGAAAAATTACCATTACCAAACATAGAACTTCCCATATCTATATCAGAATTCACTTTTCGCCCGTCTATAACGATGTCAGAGTTACCTTCAGATGATGCAAATGTCAATTTCCCAGCAAACGAAGATAAATAAGCCATATTCGCTTCTATCATATAAACTGGAGCAAGTTTCGCATTAAAAATGGAATAAGTATATGTACCCTGAACATCTATACTTCTATCAAGTTCATATTCTGATTCATGTTCAATTGCGCACACAATAAATATCTGCTGGTCACTGTCTGTTGTCGTTGAATCCTGATTTCTCTTTTCAGCCAATTCAACGAACCCATAGCAATCTGCCCTATACGGTGATATAAGAGTCAGTTTTGAATCTTTTATAGTACATCCGGTGGTATATGTATTGTTGAAATTGAATTCATCAGAACCATTGTTTCCAAAGTCATAATCCTGCTTTTCATATCCAATCTGTACGGATGAATATATTCTGTCGGAAGCTACCGAATAATTAAATTCAGACACATTTCCTATAACAATCTTATTATCGGTACTAAAAAGCTCACTCCTGTGTACAAAACGCACATCATTACCATCAATTATATATACATATCCATATACGGCTTCCATATATTCACAGAACTTCGAGAAAGATGTATATATTCGTGGAGTAGCCATTTCACGGATACTCTCTGCTGCGACAAGACAAGAATTTTTCAACCTGTCGTTAGTTATTCCTACTACACTTTCAATAATAGAACCGGTAATATCCTTTCCAGGAAATATCTTTTTCAATATTGCATTAAGTAAGGTAACAGGCCTTACAATATCAATCTTGTAATTGTCACCCCTTTCATCCCATGAAGCACCACATTCACCAGTGTTTACTCGCAAGCTGGACAAATCTGCATGAGTTTCATTTAAAGGATTATGATTAAAAACAGCATACTGAAGCTTTTCACCTTTCTTCAACTGACCGGTCCACTTAATTGAATTCGGTCTCGTATTTGAGTCAAGCGAAAGCATATTTGAATATCCACATGTCAGTGGTTGTACCACACCTTTAGTATCAATCTTAAACAAAGCATATGCAAACTGATTACTACCTGAGAACTCTATGGAACTAAAATCAATTGTTATAGTATTGTCTCGCAGACATTCCAAAAACCAGCTTGTATTACAAGGATTTGCAGGGAATCCCCATCCTGTGTTGTCACCTGATGCAGAAGGCATAGATTCAGACTGGTCCTGAAAAACAAATGACTTGTTATGAATTTCAGAACCAGAATCTGTAGTTCCGATATATGGTATCCACCACCAGTCCGGCACCCTGTTGTCAAACTCTTTCCTTGTGTAAGATTCTCCTTCAACAGTTTCACCTGATAATATACATACCTTCTCATTCCTGATTATAACACCATCATAATTCAGTTTCTTATCATTCTTCAATTCGTCTACAAAAAACTCATACGTAGTGCCCTTATTAGCATTTAATATGGATTCAATATCATTATCAAGGCATGATATACTTGCAGTATATGAGTCGTAGCTAAAAGACGAGAAATCAAGCTGACATTTAAATAGTTCAACAAAATCCCAGTTATTAATAATTTGTGATATTGAGAAGTAAACTACAGAATTAATTCCTTTTGATTCATACACTCCAATCAGCTTATCCCTTGCAGAAAAAATAAAATTAATTGTACTACCACACTTTCTCGTTACTCCGTTTAATCCTGTACGAGTATATGTTATCTTGATGTCAGACAGATTTTCAATCATATCTGAAACATCCATAACATCTGAGTCTATATGTAAAAAATATCTACAAATCATCCTGTCGTTAATTCATTCTCAAATATATAAAAATAGGCAAACCGACTAAGGCTTGCCTAAAATCCTACTCTTACAAAAACGCGCAAACAACTGATATAAAATGTATTACACAAAACCGAACTATTTAACCATACTACTTCTGCAGACAAGTACATCTCCAGCAATCCAGTCTCCAGGACTTATAGATTCCGATGCCGTTGCCAGTACTGTTGCTACATAATTGAACTGCTTAGACTCAATCTTCCCCTCAGAATTAACAATCATAATATATTCATCAGTCAATTTTATTGCAAACCCCTCCTTATCAAATTCCTTAAAAATCAAAGGACCTACATTCTTTCTTATTGGAACAATCTCTATATTTCCATTAACAGAATCCTGCAATTCTTTCAACGAGAAATCACTCCCGTTTGCCGGGAAAGTAAATGATACTTCCCCGGAAGTAGTAACAATAAAACTTTCCATATCAATAAACGGTTACAAGGTTTTCTATCTTAAAGCATCTCATCTCTCCTTTATCTACATCAAAGTATGCAAATGTCTTGTAACTTGGCTTTGTCAGTTTTTTCCCGTGAATTGATGTTCCGGCCGGAAGATTGTACAATGTTCCTGAAGCATGTCTGATGCTTCCGTCAACTTTCTGGAATGCAAATTTCACAATACCCTTTCTCATATTTTTAGCAAGTCTGTATAACTCCCATGCCTTAATAAGACAGATTTTCCACGTGTATTCTGTTGTTTTTGCTAACTGGTGTGCATACTTCATCACTCTTACTCGAAAATTACTCTTTTCCATAATGCTAATTATTTGGTTTGACTTATATTTTAATTGTACTATAAAGATAGTTCAGATTGACTATATATGCAATCGTAAACTTCGCCATTTTCAATTGTCAAACCATAATTAACTTATTAATCTACAACACATTGCCTAATCATATTCCGAGCAAACGAGATACGGCTACGAACCGTACCTAATGGTATATGCATCTTTTTTGCTATCTCTTCATAAGAGTAACCCTCAGCATACATTATAGCGCAATCAACGGAACATGATTTTCTCCTGCATTTTTCAATTATCCCATAAAGTTCATTCCTTAACGTTTCATTGTCCGCATCGAAATAAGAATGGATATGATCAGCCTTCTCCTCAGAATCGAAACGTATCAATGATTCATGATTGTATGTTGTTATATATGTGTTCAACATAATAACGCTGCACCATGGTCGGAAGCTCTTGGAAGAATCATATTTACTTTTATTTGACAGAATCTTATACACAGTCTCTTCGGCAAGGTCTTCTGCGTCCATCATATTCCTGCAATACTTTCTTGCCAGTCCCAATATCCACTGATATTGCTCAATCACTATCTGCTCCAACCCCATGTCCATGCAATATTTTCATTCGAGATGATGAAAACTTATTCTGCTTCTCAGTAGTCTTTCTGAGTAAGTCTATAAGAAAATCCGGGTTGTCGCAAAGTGACGATAAAAGATGAATTATTATGTCACATTTCTCATTAATTACTGGCAATAAAGCCACATTGTCGAATTTTTCTTCCATGTCTATTACGATTATTAGTGTTACAATCGTGTTACAAACCAAACGGAAAAAAATTCGACAAGCAGCAAAAAAGTTATCTAACGATGCAATTTTCTTTTAATTTCAACATCTGCCTGATGAACCATATTCGCATACACACCTGCAGTAATGATTCTTGTGTCAATATTCATTTTGAAATAAGTCATAAGAAACGCTATCTCCCTGTCAAATGATGCACGTACATCATCAGGAGTATTTTTCTTTCTATCAGCAGAAGAAGTATCTTCAATCCTCTTTCTCATGTACTCCGCTTCTGCAATCATACGGTCTATTCTTGAAGGAATCTTTTCACGCTCAATACCAGTAATTCCCATTTCTGACAGAAGTCCAACAACATCATCTACAGCGTTTATGCTAATAAGCGCCTTCAATATCTTTGCAATAGTAATCCTGTACTTAATCTTTATTTTCTCTTCCTTTTCTAAAATTGCAGATTCTATTCCGGAAGGATTTACTATGCTCTGATACTGATATATCAATTCTGAAGCCACATTTTCCAGCATGGAATTATTATCACCTTCCTCCATAAGAACTTCTCTGTTTCCACAAAGAAGTTCAATAAAATCAAACATACTCAACCTGCTTAATGTAGTTATCATAATCTTGTACTTTTATAATGTTCATAATTAGAGTTGTATGCTTCCTTATGTATTATCTTCATTATTTTCCTGAGTTCTACACGCATTCCTTTCATCTCACGAGATAGTTCAGAATAATCATTTACAACAACAGGACTACTTATTCCTGAATCATATATAGTATTCATTCTTACATTCTCATTGAATTCGCTTATATCAGGGAACACTTCAGCACCTTTCGGTAAATCTACCACGGTAGGAACATCTGGAGTTACCCATGACTTACCACCATACACAACAACCTCATGCTTTCCACCATCACCAACGATAGCCAATCCTCCAATATGTCCACCGTTCTTAGTACCTTCCTTGTATGCAGGAATTGGTGTTGCTGCGATAGTCGCTATCTGTACCGCTCCCATTGCACCTACTATTGCAGCAAGTACTAGGTTAGGTAATGCACGAGTTATTGCAAGTGCTGTTGCTATACCAGCCTGAGCAATGTCCACACCCTTCTGCCATTTAGCCTGCTTCTGCTGCAACTGAACTTTCTTTTTCTCAAGTTCCTCATTCTTTCTTGATGTTTCAGCTTCAGCAGCTCTTTTACGAACCTCTGCTTCCTCCTCAGATATTGCTCCACTTTCGGCAAGTGCTTCAATCCTTTCAACATCAGCATTGTACGCTTCCTCATTTGCCTCCTGTTCCTTCTCAATATTGTCAATATCGCGCTCATATAATGTCGACATAAGATTACCGATTGCACCAATGGCATCAGACGCAACATCCATCCATCGCTGAGCATTCTTCATCCGTTTTTTGTAAGAATCTTCTTCTTCATCCTGAACCCTCTTGATTGCAGCAATCTCAGCATCAGCTTCAGCATTTGCCAAATCAGCCTTTGCTTTCTGAAGCTGCTCGGCAAGTTTTTCTCTGTCGTCCTGGCTCAGATTTTCAACAGAAATCTGTTCCTCCAACGAGTCAACAGCAGCCTTAGCGGTATCAATAGAATACCGTTCTGTTATATCAGCCTTCTTTTTCTCATATTCCTCATCCGAAATAAGTTTCTTGGCATGCAGCTTTTCCAACTCTTTCAGGTCGGAATTATATTGTGCATTCCTTACAACCTGTTCGGCTGCGGCAGATTTAGAAATCTCATCAACATAATCAGCAGCATATTCCTCATAAATCTTACGCTTTTCATTGATGTATTTCTTTTCGATGAGGCTCACGTCGGCACCATTACTTTCAGCAGCCTTCATTTCTTCTTCCTTCTGCTTATCAAGTATATCAAGACGAACGGACATTTCTTCCTCACTACCTTCCTCAACGGAAGCAAGACGATTCTGAAGGTCAATACTTGCACGATTCTTTTCATACTCCCCAGAAGCCTTCGCCAATTCGTTGTTCATTTCTTGAAGTAACGATTTTCTCAATGCCATTTCTGCGGATGAATTACCTTTTACGGCATCAATCTTCTGCTGGTAACCATTACGTATAACAGCCAGCTCCTTCTCCAGTCCTTCTTCCATGAGTGCAGTCTGAGACCTCTGCAAGTCAGCTTCAACCTTCAAACGTGCAGCCTTCTCCTTATCTGTCTCTATTTTTACACCATTACCTCCATTCGTACTTGCACCTGACACATTCTTTATCTCGCTCGACAACGATTTGTACACTGAAATCATTGCCTTTGATTTTGCGATAGCTTCGGACTGTTGCAGTTCCATAGCAGCATATGTCTTATAGCTTCCATCCTCCATTTTATGAAGGTATGCCTTATTATACCAAGTTTCCTTATCCTGTATCTCTTTCTTCTTAGCTTCCGCATCAGCTATCAGCACTTCTTCCTTCTTTATACGTTCCTCAAGTGATTTAAGCTGTATGTCACGTGCTTTTTCCTCAGCCTCTTTTGCAGACATTCCCTGCTTCACGTATTTCTCTGTATCTCTAGCTATCTGTGCCTCGTACTTCCCGATAATGTCCGCACTCTTTGTGATTTTCATGTATGACTTCTCGTATCCAGACATCATTTTTGTCTCGATTGTTTCCACAGAAGCAAGTAAAGCGGAAAGTCCACGTACCATACCAGTAACCCAGTCAACCACGCTGCGCATCCATCCGTTACTTCCGTTTATGGTAAGCATAAGTTCATCCCATGCGGATGACAAAGACTTCAACGAACCAGCCATATTGTCAGACATCACATCTGCCATTGACTGCAACTCCCCCTCTACTCCTGTAATCTGTTCTCTGAGTGGGACAATCTTATCAGCTGACGTAAGGAACGCATTGAATGCGGACACGCTACGTTTATCCGTAAGTTCGAGTGTGGTGTTAAGGTCAACTCCGTTATCCCTCAACTTGACAAGCCCATTTACAAGGTCTGGCAACGTCTTAACAGGCTCACCCAATGTCTTTGCAAGCTTACCGTTACTGTCTGCAAGATTAAGCAGAATGTTACGTGTAGCTGTCGCAGCCATTGACGCATCAAATCCAGCATCAGAAAGCTTTCCTAACAACGCCAACGTGTCTTCAATGGTAAAGTTAAATGATTTGGCTACAGGGCCAACAATAGGCATCGCTGTCGCAAGGTAAGAGAATGACAACGCACTACGACTTGTAGATACAGCCATTGCGGACACGTAACGCTCGGTCTCTTTTGTTGAGGCACCGAACATTCTTAAAGCTGCTCCGGCCAACGAAGCCGCATCAGGAAGTTCTGCACCAGTAGCCTGAGCAAACCGTAAGATATACTGTGTACTGTCTTTAATTTCCTGAGCTGTGAAACCTAACTTAGCAAGTTCTATCTGTAAGTTTGTGGCTTCTGCTGCTGTGTATTTGGTTGATGCTCCAAGCTCACGGGCATCGTTCTGCAAGTCTTTAATCTTATCAGATGTTGTACCAAGGACTGCAGCAAGATTTGAGTTAGCAGCTTCAAATTCAATAGATGTCTGTATTCCACCCTTGAACAATGATATTAACTTCTGAACACCTGTCAGTACAGCCTGTGCTCCTACAAATCCTTTTACCATTGATGCGACACCAACACCTACATTACTTATGCCTTTAGAAAAATTACGTCTTAAAATATTACCGACATTCGATGCGATGATACCCATATTCTTCATGGAACTGTTTCCTCGCTCTATCTCCATCCATGCAGCTTTGATGTTCTCCTTGTAGTTTCCGATTTCCATCTTCTGCTGAGTATATCGGTCACTGTTACGTTTAACGTAATCTGTATTGACACCGATAGTAGAATTAAGTTTTCCAAGAGTATTCTTATAATCTTCATCAGTATCACGTACCATCTTTACAGCCTGACGCAATCTCTTATTTGCTTCGTTCGCTTCATCAATACTATGCACCTCCTTGTCTGCCAACTCCAAAGATTCCTTGATGAAACGTATGCGCTCCTCCTCGGTCATGGCAGCAGCCTTTCTGGTAGTATTCGCAGCTTTCTGAGCCTTATTCATTGCTTCCTCAGCCTTAGCAGCCTGCTGCATTGCCTTGGATGCTTCTGCTGATGCCTTTGACAATTCCTTTACCTCTTTTGTACTCAGCTTTTCTGCATCTGCCTTCTCCTTGATTTTCTTCATCAGTTGTTCAGCGACCTCTGCTTGACGACTGAATGCATCAGTAAGTTTTTCAGATGCGGAAGATACGTTCTTAGCCTGAGTATTATATATGGCCTGCAACTTGTCAATATCTCCCTTTACCTTGACGTCAACAGTAAGTCCCTTGATAAGTTCCGATGCAGCATCCTTGTAATCCTGCCTTACATCTGATATTGTACTCCTAAGTTCCTGCAACTTCTTCAATGATTCCTCATCGACGAAATCCTTCAATTTCAAATTTCCCATCACAAGTAATGTTTATATTCAACAATAACGCCATCCACCTTGGTACCTTCCTTATCGAACGAGTAGGTACCATCACTCTTCCTGTACACAACGTACACACATCCGTCCAGCATGGCAGCTTTTTTTGCAAGCATGGCCACACGCTCATAGTCAGACATGATTTTCTTATTCTCGCAACCGCATCCCATCATTTATACCCACATTGTTTGAAAAAACGTTTCAAAAAAGGCTCGAGAAGTTGAAGTACAACATACTCTCTTGCGTCCTTTCCCAACATGAGAATGTCATTCCCGTATTTCCTTACTATGTCAGGACCATCAACGAATCCCACAGTATCAATCGAAAGAGTGTCACCTGCAACAGATGCGCGGATACTTTCATGGAACGGACCGGTAATATACAAGTTAGGAACATCAACAGGCCTTGGAGGAAGATTCAGTCTCGGACTTTTTATCGGAGGTGTTATCTTCCTTTTCCATTCAATATACCCGTCTGGATCATTATGCCACATAGATGTAGTTTCTCTAAAATATGGATCTTCTGAATATCCTGGTCTAAGACTGTCTGTATTACCGTCAAGACCTGAATATAGCTGTTCCCTTACAAGGTCTGCAACTTCTATATTGTTTTCCTGAAGGCAATCCATACATGACTTTTCAAATCCTGATGCAATTCTGTTTATCACATTCTCCAATTTCTCGAAATCAGCCATACAATTAAAATTAAAGCCGGACTTCCGCCCGGCTTAATCAACCAAAACCATCACTTATCAGCAGACTCACCGTCAGCATCCTTTACAGACTTACCAGTAATTCGTTCATACACGTCAGAAAGTTTCTTTTTTCGATTCTCCTCAGAAACTTTCTGCCAGATACAGGTCATGTGGGTATCAATGAATTTCTTTTTCGACATCATCTTGACCTGCTTTTCCACAAAATTGACTCCATCTACAATCATGCTTTTGCTTTAACCACTTTTACAAATTCAACCCATTTGACATCTTTCTCGTACAGAACAGAAGGTGATTTAACTGAAATCTCACCTTCACCAGGAGTAATTGTGAGATAACCGTCCTCATACGAAGCTGATGTAACCCCATCAAATACCTCGGATGCACCTGAGGACAATTCTGTTGCAAATTCAGCAGTTCTGTCATATCCACCTACACATTCAATAATCTTGAATTTGTTGCTTTCGTTTTCAACTAACATGACCTCAGTCAGTCCCTTAATCACATTCGCAGGATTGAAATCCAACTTTAAGTAGTCAAAGTTCAACTGGCTGTCTTCTGCATCCATGTGGCAGAAATTTACCGTCATACTTGACTTCGCACTGCTTGTGCTGAACGGTGTGGCACCTGGATATACTGTTGACATCGGAATTCCGGCAAGAATATCAGTTCCATCATTGTAACCGATAAGCATTCTGTTTGAATCCCAGAAGTACACATCCCATTCCTTGTTAGCACAACGCAACAGCTCAGCATTCAGAATTTCATCAAAACGAGGAAGTGTGAAAGTATCTGTCTGAGCGTTGAGGCCATTGTACTGGTTTGCCCCGTATCCAACAGCACTAACCTGAGCTTCACCACCATTCTTCGCATATTCAACGAATGTATGAATAGGATAAATTCTGCCTGGTCTGTCAGCATGACACATTTTTTCCAACTCATCGGCAGTAATATTTGCCGGTAGTTTTACTCCATGCTCTACAAGTATTGCTCCCTTTACCTTACCCCAGTCAACCTTGCAGGCCGAACCACCGGTATTCATTTCTGCGCTTTCGCACACTCTTGTATTTCTCATTACCTACAACTTTGATTTTTAACTATTAATTCCATCGAGCGTATATTTATGGCATCAATAGGCTCGCTCACTTCCTCTCCGGATTCCGTATAGGCTCCGTATCTGCCATACGAGTAGTTCTCAGAATATTCATGCGGAACGATACTGTCATAGTATATATCAAACCTCCCATCATTTCTAACTACCTCAATCAGCCTTTCATAAATTGGTCGAAGAATGTTGATGAATGAAGCATACAGACGCCGTTCATTGCTCCAGCTCTTCGTTGATGAACACGCTATAAGGATATTCAGTGAAACCTTTGAATAATAGTCCAGACTATCTCTCTTCTCTGTAACAGGACAGAACAGTACGACAAGAGGGAACTTACGTTCTGATGTTGAAGGCACTTTGCTGTATTCATCAAGTTTATCCTTTACATACTGGGCCGAACCAAATATGTAGTTCAGTTCAGGATTCTTAACTTCCTCGAACCTGTCATTCTCGATGTCAGCAGGCATTACGATTGTAAGGTTCCCACTCATTTCCTTTACTACATCTCCAATAATCTCAACGATACCTTTCATAGATTGAACTGGTTAATCTTAATCAACATGTTAGTCTGTGTGACAAGGTCAATCGGACAATTACCATCACGCGCCCACTGGATAAACTTCACATTGGCGGAAACCATCCTATTCCATGCAATAACCTGGGCATTAACAGGTGAAATGTACTCATTGGCACACTTCAGCCGGACATTCCCTGTTATTGTAGCTTCCGATGAAGAATCACGAAGTATGTGGAACAGCACGTAATCAGCAAAAGGCTCTTTCAGTTTGTTGCATACGATTTCATACTTAGACGGCTCAGTATCTTCGTTTCCTTCATCATCAGACATATCAAGGTAATCCATTGCATAACCTGCTTCATTCTCACCGAGCATGGATTCAAGAAAAACAGGCTGCAACTTCTTAATATATTCTTCTATATGGCCGGTTACTACCAAAGAATCGGCGCCAGCAGTCTTTGACGTTGAGGCATTTAGAATATGACGTGGGCCTGCTACAAAATATGACACATCAATCAACATGGCAATTCCTTATTTCTTCGATTTCGAAGCAGAAACTTTTTTCTCGTCCTGAACAACGGCTGCCTTATCATCCTCGGCAGAAACCTCCTTTGTGTCGGTCTGCTCAACATTTTTATTGTCTTCTTGAACATCCTTAGCATCATCCACATGTGAATCAAGTTCTGCCAGTTTGGCTTTCAGTTCATCAATTTCTTTCTTTTGACTCTCATTCTCAACAGAAAGCTCATCTATAACCTTCTGTTTGCTCTCTAATGCCTTTTCGACATCTTCCTCAGACACAAGTCCAGCTTCCGAGACCGGGGTGATAGAAATCAACCCACGGCCAATACGGATACGCTGTTCTTTTATGACAGATTCAAGAGCCTTCTTTTCTCCATTAAGCAAATACATAAGCATTAAGATTTAGTGATTGCTTCTTTCAAGGCTGCCAAGTCACCATAAGCGAATGCCCATGGCATATATACAGGGAAGATAACTTCTTCCTGAGCAATAAGGACAATCTCATTCTTCAACTTGCTTTCTACATCTTCAGCCCATTCAAGAGTCAATAAGGTGTAATCCACGAGATTTGCAGCTATATTAAAGTCACCAATCAGATACTTACCAGGAAGAATGTTGTTTGTTTCAATAATAGGACGTCCTGCAATATATTTAACACCGCCTATCATCTGGATAATACCAAGATTACGTCCGGTTGTATCCTTTTCACTTTCCATAGCATTAACTGTGATAGGATTCAACGCAATAGCATTCGGTGTGTACTGTGCGTATGTCATCACAGCAAAACCAGTTTTGACGACATCAAGAGAGTTAGGTTCCTCAACTGACTTAAATGCGCCATGGCTTACCTTGAAGGTCATTGATGATGTTGAGGTTTCCTCTGTATAAGCAACACCTTTCAACAAAATCTGGCGGTCGTTAATTTTCACGAGCTGGTTAGCGCTGTTGAGAGCAGTAAGTCCAGTAGCACCAGTAAATGTGATAGTCATACCATCAAGAATCTGGTCTTGAGGGTTTGTAAACTCTACGACTGTGTCCTTATTAGAGTTATAACCTGAAACTGATTTGACAGAGCCAGCAGAACCACTAACATAATCTTCAGAGATGATAGTTTCAACAGGATAAACGCCTTTGTGGTTGGCAATACCAAGCAGATTTTCTCCATTACCGTCACCGAACAGAATATTCCAATCTTCAGCCTGATATACAGCTTCAGGCAACATCTTCAAGATAAATGAACGGATAAATACACGGCTCTTAAGCATTCTCTTGGAAATAGGCAGGTGAATTCCAAGACGTTTTGTACCAGTCTGTACCTCCTTTGCCTTAAAACTTGATTCAGGCAATCTTCCGTTTTCTGTTACATAACGCGCATTACGGTCGAATTCATATACCTGAGTAAATGCAAGGTTAGGGTATTTAGGATCGCCCTCCAATGTATTCAATACATCACGCATATGAATACGTTTGTTAGATACCTGTGATACAACCCTGTTCTGCTGTTGAGTAATCAGATGGTCACCGCTATAGTTATCAGTCATGGAAACAATATCCTTCAAGCAGAAACCTTCGAACACACCTGACTTACGGCAGTTTCCAGAAGCGAACTCCTTGAATTTCTCTGAATCAAGCATTTCGTTCAACTTCTCATCAAACTTGTTGATGACTTCCATTCCGATACCTTTAGATTTCAGCTTATCGATAGTCTCACCAAGACCTTTAACCGTTTTAATGAGTTCCTCGTTATCCTTGGCAAGCTGCTTGAACTTCTCATCGTCATAGCCGTTCAACTTATCGTTCAGACTTTTCATCTTTTTTTCCAAATCTTCAGGTGAGATAACACCTTCCATAGCCTTGTTGACAACATCACACATTTTTTCTGTCATGTTGATCAGGAACTTAGCTTGTTCCTGTGGCATCCCTTCGGTCTTAATACCGAAATCTGCAACTGTAAATTTCTTCATCTTCAATTTAATTTTAATCATTATTAAATGCCTTATTCAATGAACTAAAGAAAGAAGTGCTATCAGCGGCTTTTTTCTCAACATTATCATCTTCTTGCTTACCGTCAGTTTTTTCCTGAGTGTCATTGGACGGCTCAGACTTTCCGGAGAAGATGTTAGTTCTATTATCCTGCAACAAGGCGTTACTTCTATATACTCTTCCATAACATGCCGGACAACGGACGTATGCCATGAAGTTCTGTACAGATTTCTCGGTCAACTCCAGTCCTTCCGACTTTACGGAATCAATAAGTGCAATAACTTCTGCACGTACTTCCGGTTCCAGTTTGTCTATCTCCTGACTTACGATACGGTCAGTAAGCCAGCTCGAATACATGGCAGCATTGTCAAGCACCTGCTGAGTAAATGTATGCTCATGTTGTTCATCGTAATCAAACTGGTGTCCGCAATGCGGGCAAGTAACCACGTTACCTCCATTAATTGCTTTAAGCAGAAGATTCAGTTCCATATCATATTGTTTTAATCGTTCTTCCGAATAATCAGTATTTCTGAACGCTTTCCTGATGAACTCAACTGCCTCCTTAACCTGTTCCTGCGTACCAGACTTGAGATTTACAAGGAATGTCTGAGGGTTGCTTCCCCAGCTTGTCAGAGTCGAATACTCGAACATCTTCCATTCAAGCACCTTGCACGGGTCTGTCTCATCACGCTTGATTGCTTTCACACCGATAGAGTGTTCAAGTGTTCTGCCATTCTCAGCATACAACTTATAATCAGCCAACGTGTCTCGCCCAATCTGTTTTTCAAGATTAAGCTTGCCAACCATAATGAGGTTTCCCTCTTTTTCCTCGCCACTGAGTGGTACACCCAACAACTGGTCAGTACGGTGATTAAGAAACCATCTCATCCTGCCGATATTCTCCTTCAACGTCTTGTTGAAAGAGCCAGGCATGGAAACATCGTTCTGTGAGTCTTTCACACCGATACCGTTCACAGCTACCGTTACGATACCCTTCTCATCCACATCATTTGCCTTCGTTTTGTACTGTAGGCTTTTGGTTTTCTCTTCCATTTTCAACTTCACTTTTTGTGTTAAGACTTATTACTTGTTTTACTATCTCTCTCTCCTCGTCTGACATCTCGAACAAAGTCTTGTCAAAAAGAGGTTCTTCGAATCTGCTTTCCTTTATTTGTGCCCTCCAGTCATTTATACTGATGAGGCCGCTAAGGAACTGCTCCTTACATCTAGTATTAACCATTGTCTTGACTTCCTCAGCTTCCTTCAATCCCTGCTGCAGACAATCCACATCAGAAAAATCACAATCCAAGTAATAGCCACCTTCTTCAAGTCCAAGAAATGCAGTTAGTTGCTTGCAGAATTTCTTGGCCATCGGTATGATGGTAGATGTATATACAGCCTTTTCCGCTGTTGCCTGATTGCTGAATGTTGCCTGGTCCTTACGCGGTACAAGCACTGAAGGGATACCGTATGCTCCGGCTATCTGTATAGCATCAGTCAAGGTTTCCTCAAATGGCTGCAACTCACTGATAGTAAGATTTGTCCTAACGAACGACAGAGGAACATCACTTAAACCATAAGGAAGTCTACGTTGGTCCAGCCCAAATTTTCCAAAATGACTGTCAAGTATTTCCTTCTTTTCATCTTCTGTCATTGCTGCAGTACCAGCTTCATCCTTCTTATTGGATACCAGGAACCCCAAACCACCACGTTTTACGTAAATCACGTTTCTCGCTTCATATACAGCAATAAGGTTGGATATAGGTTTCAGATGAGCGGCCAACCTGCTCTTTGATTTCAGGAACCCGTTTATTGACATATATTCAGGTGAGCCGTCACGGTCATGCCATATCTGATATGAAGGGATTTCCATCGTACTCACATATCCGTAATTCAGACGGTAACAACGGATAATATCATCTTCAGATGCTATTCCAAAGATTGGACTATTGACACTTCTGTTAGGCTCTACATTAACAAAATCAGCAGGAAGTTCCCAAAAGTTATCACACCATTTCCACTTTGGCTGGTCCTTGAATGTTTCTCCCATAGCAGCACGAAAGAAAGCATTGCCAGTGCACAGCTTATATACGAAGTGTGAATATATCATCTCGTTCCAGGACATAAGACAATTTGGCTTTGTGAGAATCTGGTTCATTCTCTTGTTTTCCCAGACCACGCTGTCGTCCTTTACCTTCTTCAATTGGAATCCGGAACCTGATATACGTGAAGCAATGTAATCAATCGGAAAGAATACTTCTGGAACAGAACGGAACAGTTCCATGTAATTATGGCCGCAAACCAGTGGGGATACGAATAACTCATGCACGTCACAACGGTCAATATAACCACTATCTTTTACACCCTCCTTTGGTGTTGATATAGTCTGTGGTTCACTGGCCATTTTCAGCCCAGCACATGCCGGAATAGTATCCTGTTTTAAAATTGTATATCCCATAGTTTATCCTTATATTACAAAGATAAATTATGGGTATATACGATGTTGATTTTGCAAAAATCTTGCAATTTACCCAAACATGGAAAATGCAAATAAAATACTATGTATCAACATATTGTAAATAAAACCAAGCTTACCCTAATTTTATGATAGTATATGCAATGCCACTTAACAGGGCACTGGCTCCACTTATATTTTCATCATTGTAGTCAAGAACTTCAGTTATGAATGCCATATACTCATCATTTTCCATACCGGTCTCAGAAAGCAGGAAGTATGACTTAATGAAATCGGATGTAGCAGCTATTCTCTTATCCATATCCTGATATTCCTTCTTAATCCTTACTTCCGGAAGCGTATTTCTCAGTTCCCTTGCCATTTGGTAATATGCAGGTGACGATTCCACGATGTACGTTCCTGCATCATGTGAACATATAACAGACTTCATCTCTTCGAGTGATACAGTTTCACGCATTACGAGGTCAAGAACATGCCATTTTTCTCCACACCTTGCAACCTGACACATATAGAACTTTCCTCCAACATTCGGCATGATGTACACTATCTTCTGTGAATACTGATACTCGACTGAAGGATTGAAGAATCCGAACACGCTTCTGTCAGAATACATGTTGCGTTTACGACGGCTCGAGAACTGGGAATACTCCTCGTACATGATGTCATGTACAACATATCTCAAAGTATCGGTAAGGTGCCCGTGTTCCTCATAGGATTGTTTCGTTACGCTGTCCTTTATCTTTGTCTTGAGGATTGCGCCATTAGCATCCTTCTGTACGCTCTGATAGTCTTCGATTGATACCCTGCAACTATCGTCTATGCTTATGCTGAGGCCGGGCAATGATTTCTCAAAAACAGCATTGACAAACTCACCGGTCATGGATACGGACGGGTTCCTGTTACCCACCTTATCCTCAACAATCCAGTTGTCTTTCTTCAACGTGTCAATAAACAGGTCCATGAATGAACGCTTCTCATCGTCGATAGTGTTGGCGGATTTGGCTGATGCATCACCATGAAGGTAGATTTTACCGTCATATCCTAACTCCTGCAGTCGCTTGGATACCAGTTTCGCGGCTCTTCTTGCGCTGTTGTTCGGGCTTTCAGCCGTGGTCTCGGCAATCTGGTACATATCCTTACCTTTGCTCAAGTCTGCCTGCCAGTAGCCGACAGATATGTACGGTAATACGTTACTATCGACAGAAAGATGAATTGGCAATCCAGGTATGTAACTGTATTCACCGCTGTTCTTTCCTACATTGAACGAACCGAGGAACTCGTTTCCGGTCTTAATTACACCCCACTCTCCCAACGCATACACGTTGTAGTAGTCCGGGTCATGAATACGGTCATGCTCGAAGTCCATCACACACTGCTCATCGTAGTATCCATACGTTCCATCAGGCGAACCAACAACCCAGAAGTTATTCAGGTATGTTGTCTGTATAACTACCATATTTGGAGGATACTCCTCAATTTCTTTAGTTACAGGATTCACTATTGAGCGCCCCTCGTTCATCTTTAAAGACTTCACCTTTGTCAGCTCTGCCGGTATTATCCGGCCGCCAATTTCTACAACCATAGGAACATCATGCAGTTTCTCGTTGTCAAGCCAGTCCTTCTTTATCCAGTGTGTTTCACTGATAGGGTTGAAGTCGGCAATAATCTGCTGCCCCTTCTTACCACGCAGACGCTTACGTATCTGCTTCAGGTCGGCATACTCAAACTCTGACAACTCTTCAAGCTGAACCCTCTTATAGTTACTGATACCCTTAATCTTTTCCGGATCATCCAAACCTGAGAAGTCAATCTTCGCACCGTTATACAGGCAACGGATTACATTCTGGTTGAACTTGAAGTATTGTGTGATTCCTAACAATGATGCCGCTACCTTGTAATCCTCATATATGGTTTTGCTGATGGATGCTCCGACCTTTCTCATCACAAGCGTATTCTCACCGTCCTGCAATGTCTGTATCAGCACGCACTGTGCTACGCTGAAAGACTTGCTCGATGATGAACCACCATACAGGATGATGAATCGAAGTGTGGCATCATTCAGATATTTCAGCAGGTAAAATGCATTCGGATTGAGTCTCTTGTGATTTATGAGCATAAATGTTCTATTTTTTAGAATTATGAGAGTATTTTTTGTATAACCTCCGTATTTTTTCTAATACTATCGTTCTATTTTTTAGAATTCACTCCTCTTCTTGGTCAAAACCAATACGAATCTCATTGATATTTCCACCTTGATTACCTCCGATGGAAATCTGTTGTGGCGCGTTCCATCCGTTCATGCTGGCCAGAAGCTTCGCCGCTTCCACCTTACCGTTGAACTCATAGCTTACCTTACCCTTGTCATTGCTTATCTTCTTCATGGCATTTCTCACACGCTTCGGCATCTGGCTGGGAGATTTCAACTTTATCTTTCCTGTTACAGGATCTACAAGATACAATTCGTTCGGGTCCATCATGACAATATCCATGAGAACCTTTTCCACCTTATCACGGCTAATTTTCGATGCTTCTGCACGTTGGGCCCTCAATTCGTCTATCCTTGCTGCAACCTTGTTACTTGCCAGCATCCGGCTTGCATTGCTCCATATCGTCTCAGGCTGCATCTTTGATGCGTCATAGGCCATCCTGTATGCTTCACTTGCATTACCGTCACAGTCAAGGTAATAATTGCAGAACTTTTCCTGTTTTTCGGTCAATTTCCTGTTGTTCATAGGCTAATGGTTATTAATGCCGACGATGCAGATTACCTGTTTCCGGTCTTTCAGCAAATCGTAGGCTGCTGTTAATGTACTTCCTGTCGTGCAGATGTCATCAAAGAGTATTACTCTCTGTTCCTTAATTGGCCGGAGAAGATAAAACTCAGGATTGATACGTGTCCTGTTGAGGCACTGCATTGCAGATTCATAGAATTTTATTTTCACCCCCTTGGCAATTTTTTGGCAAATGTCAGTGGCGAAATGGTACTCTGTGATGTGCCTGCGCTTCGGTGTGGTAATTATGCACCATTCATCGTCCGGCCGTATCAATGAAAGTATCAGTTCCGTGGCGGATTCCGAAATGACTTCTGCACACTCACCCGAACTCTTGATTTCATCCAATTGAATTCCATCCTTTGTTCTTGCAAACAGGGATATGTAATAAAACCCGCCCTTACGGTGGATTCTTACTTTAGGCTGCATGTTGCATAACCTTTCGTATTTCCTCCAGCCGCGGGCGGGTTTGTCCCAGTCATCAATCCTTATCTTTCTACCTTTCCTCACAGCCAAAAACCTTTGCTATCCCTTTACTGACTGAGGTGTAATTCAAAGGTACTGAAAAAATACCTTCATCGACAGATTGTACAGGATTGTCGAATTCTCTCTTTTCGGAAACACACTGAATATCAACGCCATTGTATTTCCTTACTTCTTCCGCAAATTGAAGTATTGTACAAGATTCAGGATTGACAATGTTTACCAGCTTTTTGTCAGAACCTATCGCATATATCAACCCGTCCACCACATCATCTATGTAGGTGAAGCACCTGGTGTTCATTCCCCCATTATACAGACTGACCTTTTCCGAATTCATGAGAGCATAGAGAAGAGTCCCTTTCCGCTGGTCAGGTCCGTACACGTTATGAAGGCGTACACCAGTCGCATTCCTACAATAAATTGAAGCATAGACTTCATCAAAATGTTTGCTTACACCGTACATACTTGTCGTGTTGCATGGATTTGCGGTGGAAGAACTTGCATACACCAGTTTCACACCGAAGCGCGTACATCCGTCAGCTATCGCAACGAATGAATCAATGTTGTCACGAAGTATTTTTTCATGATCCGAATTGAAAACGCTGGTCTGTGCGGCAAGATGTATAACAGCATCGATTCCACCCCCGGCCAGAAGGCACGGAACGCCGGCAGCTTCAGTTCCACACACACGGTCGATACCGACCACTTCAACACCACGACTTCTCAGATTCTTGCAGAGGGCTTTACCTATAAAGCCTTCACTGCCGGTTACGACAATTTTCATCATCACAGCTTGTTTAGAATTTTACATAAAACATTCAGTATGTTACCCAGTAACATCACTATTATTATCAGAAGTGCTGTATCCTGCTCAACCATCCCGATGGAATAGCAGAACAGGACAGCCACAATCATAAATATTACTCCTTTGGCCTGATAATGTTCCATCAGGACTTGATATTAAGTTCGTACTCATATCTGCTGACGGTCTTATATCCGGTAACAAGTACACGTTCACCGGAATACAGGCCGGATATGGTGTTCTCAATCACATCAAGAGAAACACGTTCATCAAACTTCAGGAACACCCTTCCTGGCACTCCGCCAGCGACGAATGAGACAAAATAATATGTTCCACGCTCCCAGTAGAACACATATAGGATGAGAAATGAAACTACCACAGAGGACAGATAAACCCAACTTGACGGTACATTAAAATCTCCTAAAATTATCAATGATGATAATACCATTGATACGATTGCCCACTCTAACAGATTAATGAGCAGGCCAACAACTTGTTTTTTCTTTGCTTTCATAAATTAATTTTTGCAGGTTAATAATTCAAAATCATACATTTACTGCAGTGCTTCGCATATTTTCTCTATGCATTCAGCATTTTCTTCGTTTAACCATTCCTTGGCCACATTCCACGCAATGCTTTTACTCGCTTTGAAATTATCAATTCGAATACTATGGTGAGACAATTTTCCTTCTGTCGGTTTCAATCCGGAATCATGCAATTCACATAAACCGTCTTTGTAGAATGTACACCAATCTCCTTCTTGTTTGGCCTGTATCATCGGTACGGGCATATCAACTACCCCCATAAGGATTCCTACATACCATTCCGTTGCTGCAAGCCTGTCTTTATATCCGGCTTCGATAAGCCTTAAAACATCTTGCGGAGTACCCAAACAAGGCGTATGACATTGCTGCTTACATAACTTGCATTTACACTGTATCGGTTTGCGGCCGGTTTTTCTGATTATTCTTTGTAACTGAGTTTCTTTAATAAGTAAGCTCATTTTGTTTCCTCCATATTAAAATCCCAAAAACTTAGTTTCCCTTTCACATTCATAATCGGCTTATCAAATAATACCGCATCCTTCAGTACCCAGTTCCAGCAACCTTTCTCTGCCCATACTGAAGGATGGTTTTGTACGCAGTCGGCTATAACCACGCTGCCGATGATGGCACCAAAAGGTAAATCATCATAGAATGTACTTTTAAGATTGGAGGGGTGCATTTGTAGTTTTAACCCTTGCTCTTTATTTAATATCCAACCATCTCCTTTACCTTTGCTTGCATGAATAAGCACCCTTTGGCCGATGTACTTCTGAGGACACTTCCATGTTCGGTTCTCGATGTCTTTGATACCGTGAGCGATTAAGCTTGCCCACGGTTGTTTGATGGATATTGCTTTCATGGCTTCAATCCTCCAGTAAATCTAAGATACGACAAAAAGCACCTTCAAGAACAGATACCCTATCCTCCATATCATTTCTGTAATCTTCATATTCACCATCTTCATACAGTTTCTCACACCCTTCATGTTTTGATGTTGAATACTCCAATGATGTATGACATATATCTGCGACATCACCAAGAAATTCATTAACAGGCTTATCGCCCAACATGGTTTCAACAGTTGTTTCAATTTTCACTTTTACTTGTTTCATAGCTTCTCCTTTCTGTTACAGCTTTTTATTCTGTGAATACCTACACATCTACCGGGCTTCATACCCTTCCGGTGGTATAGCGCATAGGTACAATAAAATTCCTTAAATCCTTTCAGCTCTTTTACATAGAACCACTTACAACCGTGACATTCAAATGGTTTCATGATTTATCCTCCATTAACTCCGGGTTATCGTGAATGTTTCCTCTAACTTGGCAAACTACATTTTTTAGTGGAATATATCCACACCCTTTTACTTCAATAATAAACCGTCCTTTGTTATATACTACTTCATATATTTGTCCATTAATTAAGACAAAATCTCCTTCGTAAATTTCATTACCGTTCTTGTCACGCAATCCGGTAAACTGGCCGATGGTTTCTTCCTCCACAGACAAATCTTTGACTACATAGGCACTGTTATCAGTATTAAATGACAGAACATTATCAAAAATAACTTTGTCTGTATAGACATAATCAAGAATACTGAATTTACATTCACCTAAATAACCATAAAGCCATTTTCTGGTCTTTTTTGATTTTCCTCTGAATTTTATTTCTCTAACCATAATCAGTCCTCCGTATTAGGTATTAAATCTTTCATATATACCCAAGTCATTACCGTATTCCATACGTATACTCCGTAGTAGCATAAATCATATTCACCATATATAGTGTTAACTAAAAGAAGCTTTCCTGGAACAGGCTTTTCTGTAGAATTATGCCAAACGGTATTTATTCTCCACTTAGCACCTTCCATAAAATCTAGCATACATACTTGTTCGTTACCAGCTCTCCAAAGTGGACGACAAGCTTCTTTGGCATATTCTTCTGCCGCCTTTTTAATGTCTTCTTTTGTCATAATTTTTTAGTATAAATCCTTATAATCATTCATACTACCCCAATAACCATATATTTCTTCATCACTCTCACCATTAAGCCGAGCTCTTTCTATTTCTTTATTCATGCTATGTGAAAGACCAGTCAAATCTCCTGAAAGACTTTCGAATGACGAACATTCTTTCGTACTATTTCTACGTATTCTGTGTGTAATGTATTTTTCAATGGTGTTGAATATTGGATTATCCTTTTCAGACATTCTTAAAGATATATATCCATAATTGAATGTAAATGGAGTCTTTAACTTTTCATATGACTCTCTGTCTTTTATATGCTTATACATCATTTCAACCGGAAAAGTCATTGGCAAACGTTCCTTCTTAATCATTATGGCTATCGCGTCATATAAATCCTGTTCTTCATCTGTCAACTTAAACCATTCTATATTTTCAAAACACCACATAATATAACCTATATGGGTAAGTATGATATATTTTATATCTTCCCCTTTATATTTTCCAAAAGTCATTTGTCTATCTTTTGTCATACGCTCAATATCTACTTAATAGTTCATAGAATTTTCGTTTCTTCTCAATGTATTTCAATCCGTTGCGTCTTAGTCCTCTCTTAGTCTTTGCTACTATCATGCAATCACTTCCAACTCCTATGTATATGCAATCTATGTGATGTGCATTATTTTGCTTCATTGCTGTTTTTATAGCTAAGTCACAATATCGGTAACTATCATTCTGTACACCTTCATAACCTTTGCTCATTATGAAGTGTCCGATTTCGTTTGCTTCTTCCTCTGAATAAGCAATGGTAAATATTTTCTTCATATACTTCTCCTTTCCACCTATCCCAGCAGCCACCACATGACTGCCAGGAACAGGTAATACAATTTCGTTTTCATTGATTATTTCTCCTTCTTTCAACTAATAATTCCAACCGTTTCTCACACTCAGCACACTCGATTTTCTTGCGCTCCAGCTTCTCGCGGAACTTAACCAGTTCCTCGTCCGTATTCTCGTCAAAGAACATGTTGTTCTGACGGTTGTGCTCGATGTACTCATTCATCTTGCGTTCTGCTTTTGTTATCTTGGCTTTTGCAGAAATCAGTTTAGACAGGCAAGAACTCACTTCAAGCGACTCTCCTGAACGCTTGTCGTAGAAGTACAGGCTTGTAGATACAATCTGTTTGGGGTATTGGCACTGTAATTTCGCCATCCTCCATCTGATTACCCATTGGTACCGGAAATACATCTCACGGGGAAGATTGTAGTGATATAAGCTTACTTGTTTTTCTGCATATCCGTAGTAAATAGTTACTTCAACCCATTGCTCAATCTTCAGTTCCCTTTCAGCTTTGGCCAAATCCTTAGCCATCTGGAACCAGTCATCCATACTTTCCTGCTTTCCCATATCATTCAAATTTCAATTCAAGTTGTTGCCAACCTGGTTCTCTGTATTTGCGATTCGTCTGCATAAAAGCTTTCCGTAAGGCTTCAGCAATCTTATCACGCATTTCTTTAGATACATGTTTCTTATCGGCATCACTGTTCATTTGGAGTATCTTGTTAAGGCTTCCGTTTATTGGCTTTTCGTCAAGGAATAGGCTGTATTCAGTAAATATCCGGTTGCAATCCTTTGCAGCTTTCTCTTCTTCCGCATCCTGGTATCGCTCTATTACTGTTTCCTGGGCTGCTCTCAAAATTCTTTGTCCGCGTTCGCTCCTGCAACCATGCCATTCATTATCGAAAATGACAGATATTGCACGCTTCTTGCGAATCTTACCCAGCTTTGCCCATCCATAATAGACTTTTAACTTTCCCATCTCACTTATTAATTACTATTGCTATAGTTTTAGTTCCAGTTCCGCTTTCCTTGAAAGTGCCTTCTTCAATCTCGAATTTCTTCCCTCCATTATCCTCCAGCCATTGTCTAAAATCCTTACACTCAGATTCACTTCCAAATTCCCAGTGAGGACCAGTTATTGCAGCCAGGACACCGCCGGGATTTAAACACTCATACATACGCCTTACATGCCGAATGTCCTGATTTTTACTGAATGGTGGATTTGCTATAATCTTATCATACTGTGCAACATCACACTTCGTGAAGTCATCTCCAAGAATACGTATATTATCCTTTTTAGATAGAATCTCCTTATTCTCAGGCATAAGTTCATAGCAATCTACAATTACGTCCGGACAGCTTCGATGAATCGCATCTATGATAGAACCAGTACCAGCACTTGGTTCCAGCACCTTTTCATCCTCATGAACACCTCCTGCAAGCATTACAAGCCAGTCTGCAACTTCGGGAGGTGTTGCAAAAAACTGAAAATCCTGCTGTAAATTGCACCGTTTACCTTCGCGAAGTATTGAAAAAACTCTTTCCGCATTGAATGGAAATGTAAATCCTTGTACTTTTCCACCCTGCCAGCTCCCCCCAGCTTCTTCTATCCATTTCTTTGCTTCTGCGTATGATTTCTTATTGAACTGAACTTGCGGAAGTTTTAGTACATTATCTTCAAGCGTACAATGACGTAGTATTTCCTCAACACTCCATTTACTTCCAGGATCATCCTTATTGCGCTTGTTGTTCTGCTCCAGTTCGTCACACCCCAACAGACGGTTCAACGACTTCTGCACTTTCACACTTATTTCTGCCATCCTTGACATCCATTGCAGGATTGCAGTCATAAACTCCAAATCCACATGTCCGGTCTCATCGTAAATGTTTTCCCGGTCTATCAATTCCGGAAGGTTATCCATGAACATGAAGCTACCATACAACGCTTCTATTAAATTCTTTTTTCTGTTCGTCATAACTTTTCTGTAAATAAATTCTTGTAGTATCAATACTTCCGTGTCCCAATAGGTCAGCCAACTGTACCACATCATTGTTTTTTTTCAGATACATTTTTGCGAAGAAATGTCGGAAAGCATGAGGATGCATTTTGCTTCTATCTATTCCGCACTTATCGCCCCAGTCTTTCATTGACTGGCACAAGCTCCTCTGTGTCAGCCTTCCGCACTTACCAACTGCTACATATCCTGTCTTGTGACTCTCCTTTACGTATGCTTTTACTTCCGCCTGTAACTGCCTGCTGAAAAAGAACCTCCGGTACTTGTTTCCCTTTCCCTTTAGAGTGACTTCACCGGAAATGATGTCATCCCACTTGAATTGGAAGAACTCGCTTACCCTCGCCCCGGTTGTAGCCAGTATCTTGATGAAGAAGTACCTGTCCCTGTTAGGACAAGTTTTCAAATACTCAAGCAGCCTGTTGTATTCGGCTTCTGTCGGAACATTCTCCGTATTCAACTCCTTTTTGAACTTTGGTCGCTTCAACTCTATCGGCTTCTTCATCCATTTGCTGAAACGTTCAAGTGCGGTAATACGTAGGCGTATTGTTCTGGGAGACAATCCCTCATCCTCTAGCATCCGTACAAAACGCTTGTAATTGTCAACTGATACCTCGTTGGCGTATTCGAAATATTTCTTAATTGAAAATGAATATATTTCAATAGTGTGTGGAGAGTAATCTTCATCCTGCGTAAGGTAATACACAAATTCATTCATCAGTTTCATGTTCTTTTCTGAAACATCGCTTAGCTTCTCCAGAGGTTTAACATATTTCTCTTTTCGTGTGCGTGAATATCCAATACCAAGATAATTAAGGAACCCACATAGAGCATCTTTAATGTATGGCTTATCAGATAATTCAACTGCATTTTCTCTGATATAAGCCTTGTATCCTTTACGGTTCACCTGATAATCACTTTCAAGGAATAACTTTACAGCTTTAATGCTTTTACCAATAACTTCATAGCTTTTATCGGTACTATACAAGTGGGATACGTATTCTATAAATATTTTTTTATTTACTTCTTCCATATCAAATCGTCGTTACACAATCAAAGTCTTTCCCATACATGATATAGGCTCCACGTTTCCGAAGTTCGTTCACCAGCTGCTCGTTGGTGTATCTGGCCAGCCGTCCATGAAGCCTGTCCTGTTTTCTTCTTTCAGACGTGTGTCTGCTCTCACATAACCGGCACCTGCTGGTGTAATGGGTACCGGATTTCGTTTCATAGGCACGGAACTTTCTTTCCGGAAGGTTCCGTCCACACTCGATACAAACTTTCATGATGCAGCCCTCCTGATTAATCCCATGTTACGGTTTACAAGTTCGATTATACGGTTATGGTATGCGCTTGTTTTATTACAGGCCGCTCGTGATTGAATTACTTTAAATGTCTTTAATGATACCTCAACAGTTTCCATACGTTCTCCGTTTACTTTTGCTGATAAGATAAGACTATCCTTTTTCTTGTAGTATTCATTTTCATAGACACAGTGATGCATGCTGTCACCTTCATCTATGAACTCTAACACACTCTGTAAGACTTGGATTGATAGTTCTCCGTCTGTTATTCTTATTCCAAAGAACTTCTCTTTTTCTTTTACGTAAACCTTATTCTCCTTTTCTGCTTTTTTGCGCTTCTCTTCTTCTGTTACTTTCTTTTCTATCTTTTTATATGAGGCTAGTGCAATTTCATGCGCTTTGTACAAATCATCTGGGCAAATAAATTTGGGGTTGTGAATGTCTTTCCCGGTCATATTCATGAACGAAAGCGTATCAAAGTATATTGATGCATCAGTTATCACATAATGGTTTCTATGACAGATATTCATTTGCGGCATATATTCCAAATCTTGTTTATTACTCCTTACCATCCAAAGGAATACATCGTACTGTCCTTGTTTTACTATTGTCTCTGCATGCCTTGATACCAGCAGCATCTTCATACACTCTACAACTGACACGTATGGCAACTTCTCTATAGCTTTGCACCATCCGTATTTTCGTAGTTTTCTTGTGATGTTATAGTCTGGATAGAAATAATTACCAGTCACATCGAACACGTCTTCAAGTACATAATATCCATTACAGCTTTTATTGTGTTTTCTTATTACATATTCTGTGTCGTAATACCATTTGAAGAAATTTACTCCACGAGTGTACCTCTTTGATACGATTATCTCTTCTCCATCTGGTGATACCCAATTCTGATAAACTTCATTTATGGTATATTTTGTTGGATACCCTTTGTGGTTTATTCGTTGGACATAAAATGTTCTTATTACCTGCCATTTATTGTAAGTATGCACCACAGAGTAATATTTCGATTCTGTCAGATTATCTTTCTGTTGATTTTGTTCTAATATGAGATGATTCAGGCAGCTGCACTGATACCCTAATTCTAAATCCACCTCCAATATACCAGGAATCTGATATTCTATGTTACCACAGCAATGGCACCACACTTCACCGCTTTTCTTGTAGTATCCGGTTGATGGGAATATAGTCTTTGCATATTCTTTTTCTTTTTCGGATATAGGTCTGAGGTGTGTACTCATTTCAAGCACTAAGTTATTCAAGTTTATTCTTTCCATAGTTACATATCAAATAGTGACAGTTGTCTTGAATCAAATATCTTTTGTAGTTCCTGCTTCGTTTTCTTTCTTGCAGATTTTTGTTTCACCGGCTCCGGCTTTTCTTCTTTGACTGGTTCTTGTACTACTGGTTCCTGTACTGTGGTCGGGGCAACTACCTCCACACGTTCTTTCACATCTTTAACCTTAATGTCATCCTCGTCGTAGTAATGGACTGCCCATCCGTATACGGTTGCATCATCTACACCGACTGCGTTTCCTCCTTTTGCCAGCTTTCTGGCTTTCGAGTAGATATACTTGATACATTCCTCGATACTCTTGTTCGCTTTCCTGTAGGTTTCGGCAAAGAGAGAATCAGTCTTTGCACGATTCTCCAAATACGCCTGGATTGTTGTTTCAAAATTTGAACTTGACATAATAGTATTATTTTAGTTCCATCTTTGAGGTCGGTTGTTGATTCTCTCCAAGTAAGCAGCTATCTTCTTTTCCGCATCCTCACCGTTGCGGACGAAAATTCGCGTCTGTGTCTTGTCGCCTGGGATAGCTACATACTTTCCATGTTTCTCCAGTTCCCGATGCTGGGCGATTTTCAGTTCGGTTCCAGAAGGGTTCTTCTCCAAATCCACTTTACGTGGAAGCATTGGGTCATTTTCCGTTATCATTTTGCAAGATATTTGTTGATTATGTTACTCACTACAAGTCCGGCTTCATCACACATCCCGGCAAAGTTGTCAGACAGTGAAGCGTTTTTCTCTTCATCAGGTATTCGTTCTATGCTTCTCAGTTCTTTCAGTACGCGCTTTACCTGAAAAACTACCTGAGCATCTATTCCGTTTGATTCAAGTTCAGACTGGAACTCCAGTGCCGCACCCTCAAGTAAGTCTGAATAGATGAACAGCTTGTGCATCTTACGAAGCATTTCTACCTTGAACTCCGGGGTATAGTCCTGAAGAAGTTCTCCCAAAGAATGCGGTTCCAGCTCTCTTTCAAGGGAGTCAATCTTGTTCTTGATTTTCTGTGCTTTGGCAAAGTTCATGGATGAAATCAAAGCGATATACTTCTTTCTCAGTTCATTGAGCTTTCTTTCTGATTCTTGTCTTGTCATTTCTCTACTTTTCTGATGATTAAATACTTTGGCTCACCCTTGCGGAGATTGCTTAATGTCTCTTCGTCAACCTCTGCTTCTGTGAGTCCGTTCACGTTCATGTATTGTGGGAGACGGTATTTCTCACGTAACCTCCTGATCAGGTTCCAGTCACGAGTTACCCAGTTGATTGTGATTTTCATATCATTTTCTCAGGCTTTCACCGCTGAAGAGGACGGTTTTCGTTATCGCCCTCAGCCGGTCAATGGTTCTTTCCCCATATTTCTCTCTCAGCTCGTCTATCGTGAGGTTGGTGGTCAGGATAAGAAGCTTTCCTTTCTTCTCGGCTTCGTCTGCCAGCTCAGCGAATGCAAGCCTTTTTTCGCCGTATTTGACGCTAAGATTCTCTGTCCCTATATCGTCAACGTAGATGATGTGTTTTTGCTTCACGGCGTCCAAATCAGCGTTCATCTGCTGTGCATCGTAGCAGCTTACCACCTTGCGGCAGTAATGGTTAAGAACCAAAGGGAGAATCTTTCCGCAGATAAGGGTCTTTCCGCGTCCGCAGTTGCCGAAACACAGAAGTCCGCGACCTTCATTGCCGGCCAGCCATTCTGCCACTTCTTCGTACTCAGGAAGCCATCTGGCATTTTCTCCAGTGAAGTACCTGATACCGGCCCAGAGAACTCTTTTGGCATCCGGAACGGTTACCTGTACGACGTTAGGAATAGGGGAGAAGCCCGTATCTTTAAGCCGTTCTATTGTCTGTTGAAAATTTATCTGTTCCATGTTTACCAGCCTTTCTTGTATTTTTCCGGTGAATTATCCTTCAGAACTATGCCCACATCTGTTTTCGAAGGCACTTTCTCACGACTGGCCCAGGTCGCCAGCCGTCTTGGAAGCTCCCAGGTCTTTTCCAGTTCATAGCGCATCTTGGTTTCTGACTTGTTAAGTTCGCTCCAGTAATCGAAGAAAGCCCGAATCATTTCTTTCGGGTACTGGCCGACATAAGGGACTAACGACTGGTAGAAGGATTCTTTCCGGGAGAGAGTAGCGGCTTTAGCCGCGTCTTTCTTTGCTACTACGTTAGTAGTAGTTTCTTTAATAATATTCTTCTCCTTTATTTGCTTTGTGTCACCCGTGTGTCGCTTTTCTGGCTCTTTTGCAGGGTGTGTCACCTGCTGTGTCGCCACTTGTGTCATTAGCTGTGTCACTTGCATTCGTAAATTATTGATTTCCTGAATGATATTTGTGCCACTCATTGTGTCATTGCTTGTGTCACATGCTGTGTCAGACTCTGAGCCATTATACTCATTGTACTTTACCAAGGTTATTACATTCATTCCTTGTTCCTTGGAAAGAGTTATCATGTTCTCTCTTCTCAGAAAGGCAAGAAATGTCCGTACTTTCCTCTCAGACCATTTCCAACGCTTTGATAAGAATCTTATGGATGCAGGATATTGTCCTCTTGTATAAGAGACTTCTCGACCTCCGATACTCTCCATACGGGGCGTTGCCTCAAATCGTGCTGACTGAATCAAGTCAAGCCACGCTTCGCAACTGCTAAAAGTCCGGGCTTCATTCCACATATCATTCGAGAAGAACTTGCGGCTTAGTTTTATATATCCTTCCATAATCTTAGAATCTTACGTTAGTCAACTGTCTGCTATTGGAGTACACGGCCCATTTGCCGTTTCCGCTATCCACCAGGCGTAAATCCTTGACTTCGCCAAATCGTTTCAGATTCCCGCAAAGGTCAACGATCCAGCCAGCCTCCTTGTTAGGATGCGGACGGATAGCACGACCGACTATCTGATACCAAAGAGCCAGCGACATTGTCGGACGGGCCATGACAATCGTATCCAGTTCAGGATAGTCAAATCCGGTAGTAAGTACACCTACGTTGGCCACAACGGGTATCTCTCCGGCCTTGAACGCTTCAAGGATATGTTCGCGTTCCTTCTTCGGTGTTTCTCCTGAAACGATTGCTGTTCCGGGAATAGACCAGGTAAGGCGTTCTGCTTCCTTCAAAAAACGGGTGAAAACCAATATACCTTTTCGTTTTACACCGCTCTTGGGATTCATAAGCCTTTGGACGATGCTCACCAGAAACCCGTAGAAGTCGATACGCTCATACTCTTTTACTACAGACTTGTCCGTGTAGTCGGCTCCGGTAGTGTTCACCTTCAGGTTAAGTTCGTTCCATCCCAAAGGATTCATCGGATAATAGTTCAGCTTCGAAAGATACCCCATATCCAATAGAGTAGAGATTTGAACCTGATAGATTACCTCAGAGAACACGCACGGGCGTGTGCGTGTGATGAACTTCAACATGCTGCCGAAATCCCTGCTTGATGAAAGACGGTAGGGCGTAGCCGTCAATCCAAGAACTTTACATTTCAGCATCGAAAGAAATCTCTTGTACATTCCGTCTTTCGGGTTAACCAGATGGCACTCGTCGATGATGATATTCTGAAAATGCTGGAAGAGTTCCGGATGGTTGACTACGCTTCCGATAGTGGCGAAAGTTATTCTTGAAATCTCCTTTCGCCCGAATGAGGCAGAGTAGATGGAACAGTCCAGAACACCATACGAACAGAGCTTCAGATAGTTCTGTTCGAGTATCTCCTTACTTGGCTGGAATACCAGCGTGTGCCCTTCAAGACGGCTGGCGATGTCGGCAATCACAAGACTCTTACCGGCTCCGGTAGGCAGCACCATGATGGCATTGTTCTTCTTGGCCCTGTTAGCAAAGAAGCTGACCGCTGCATTACTGGCCTTCTGCTGGTAATCCCGTAAAACATAACTCATAATCCTTTCTCCTTACTCAGTTTGTCTCCCAAAGCCTTGTAATACTTGGTGAGTTCGATTAATTCAAAATCAGTCCATTTCTTCGCCTGCCTTGCTCTCCATGCCAGCTTGTCGAATCGTAGTTGCCCGATTTTAGCTTTCAGATTCTTTTCATATTGTATCAGATGGTCGGCACTGAACCGGTTGCACGCCCGGCATTCTGCGTGGGCGTTATCCTCGTCAAACCGTGTAGCCATGTGTCGGCGTGAATAGAAGTGTCCACAATCTGCCTGTTCGTATGGCTTTATCTGACCGCATGAGATACAGCGGAAATACCCGTTCGGCATACAATCGCGAAGCCGGATATAGCGGCTGAAAACTTTGTCGAGTTTGGCCACTAAATCCGGCTTCTTCTTAATCTTGATACCTGCCTTGTCAAATAACGGCAAAGGCTTTTCTTTCTTCTTTTTAGGTTTCTTGATGTAATACGGCATAATACATAATTTTAGTTTGTGATACCGGCAGGATTCGAACCTGCAAGGACTTACAAAGGCTTTAACATGGCCACTCTCAACCTTATGCCATCTCATTTTGAGACGCGTCTACCAGTTCCGCCACGGTACCAGATGCCCGTCTTTCCGGGCTGTCAATTATACTTCGATGATTACGATGTCAGGTGCAACACCTTTGATTGCTTCAATTTGTTCGTCAATCACCTTATTCTTGTATTCTTCAATGGCCTCATTCGCACCGGCAGAAACCAAAGAAAGGGAAACTTCCCGCCCATCCACATCGGCGTAGATTTCAACTTCGATTTCTTCACAGGCAAAACCTTTGAAAAGAGGGATATTCAGTTTGAACGATTTTGGCAGATTGGAATCAACCACTTGAGAATAGTTATCCGTCTTGTTCCCGTTTTCCTCTTTGCTACGTTCTATATCCTGATTCACTTTCGCCTTGAAGTTCTTCAAAGTGGAAACCAGCATCATGTTCTCAGACTTATCCTTGAAGAAGGCACGGTGCATCTTGAAGAACTGGGACAATTTGATAGGTTCCCATTTCCTTTCCGCATTGATACCGAACTCCTGCATTTCCTTTGAAGCCTGTAAAACTCCACTAATTACTGTCTGGTAATAATTGGTTTCATCAATAGTCAAAGCCAGACACATCTTATCACGGTTCACAATGATATTGGCCGATTTCTGATTAATCAGTTCGACACGCTTTTCCAGCCATCTGAAGGGTGCTTCTATCGTTCCATTGATAACTACTCTCTCCGGTTCTTTCGGGTCAAGGGCTACGGATGCTTTACCTTCTCTCAATACTACTTCGATGGGGGTACCATTGTACTCTTTCGGTACTACCAAATTGATTTTGTTTTCACTCATGATTCTGTTCCAGTTTTACGGTTAATACTAAATACTGTCTTCTGCATTTCTTGTGGCATGATTGGGCGGCTATAAACCAGTTCACCTAACTTGTTGTAGAATCCTACCATCTTTTCTTTATGGTATAGGAATTTTGCACATTCTTCATTCTCGACGAACTCCGAACCTCTTTTGATGTGGTCCAAAAGTTCCTGTTTTTCTTCATTCAAAGGCTTTAGGCGTTCTTTGAAACTCTCCATAGCCTCTTTCTTCTCCATCTCGACATCGTTGATGGTGATTGATACCTCGGCCAAAGTCTCTTTCTTCTGAGCCAGTTCTTCGGGGGTGAATCGGTGAGTATATCCGATTTTCTCTACCGCATCGGCGTTGTCCTGAAGGAACTGCCATCGTTCCTGTTCAGGGATGTCTTGTCCTAAAAATTTGTCCATAGTCAAATAAACTCTTTGTTACGTTCGATTTAATTTATTATTCAAACTTCCAACAATATCCACCAGCAGTTTTTCTTTTATGATAACAGCAAAGTGAAATATTTCGGTAATCTACACCAGTATCTCTATAAGCATCCATCAATGTTAAATGGCGTTTTATCAAAACTCCATTTTTATCCAATTGAAGAACCACCTTTCCTTGCGATATAGCTCTACGTCTTTTAGCTGTACCGTAATTAAGATTGTAAGCATGGCTACACCATTCAAGATTTCCTACATTGTTGTTTGTTTTGTTTTCATCTTTATGATTTACAACTGGATAATTATGAGGATTAGGCAAGAAAGATTCAGCCACTAAACGATGAATGTTTACTGTATGAATACTTCCATCTTTGAATAGATTTACGCATCTATATCCACATCTGTTTTGTGGTTTCAAAATATGTGGTTTCTTTTTCATTAACTCGCCATTTTGAAGCCTTACATGACTGCATATAGATTTAACCCGTCCCATATCTGATACTTGATATAAACCTTCATATCCGGATATATCTTTCCAATTCTCACCCATCCCCATAGCTTAGAAATTCTTTATCTTTTTCTATCTCTTGTTGAATATGTAATAGAAACTCATTCTCGTTAGGACTTGGTAAATATATTCCTGCTTTAGCACTAGAATAATTCCGAAATCTTTCAATAGCGAGAGTCATTTCTCCCGTACTCAGTTCAGACGAGCTTCTCAAAGTTTTTATAATCTTTCCTTTTTTGTTCGTCTTTTCTTTCTCGAATATATCCCTATTACATAACCTCTTGAAAATATCGATTTTAACTTCCTCTACACTATAACCTGTTTCACTTGCGAACCAATTTAGAAGCAAATAGAAGTATCTGTTCTGGGCGAGCGTGCGGTTGGGCAGCTTCTTTCTCACTTCCACAACCGCCCGCTCCTGGAACAGTTTGTTTACATAAGCCTTGAACTTGGGTATATCGTATTCATTCTTCAGATTGAATATGCTCATAGGCTAGAACGGTAAGTCATCTTTGGGATTTCCATTCGCATCTACATCAGGTGGAAACGCCTGTGCCATGGTTGGCGTTTGTGTCGGTGACGGTTGCTGTGCTGGCACGGATGCTGGCTGGTGCATTGGCTGACGGCCTTCCAGTTTATAGCAGCGGATGGACACCATACGTTTTAGTTGTCCGTCCTGATTTGTCCATTCCCGACCTTGGAGGGAAAAGGAAACCGTTATTACATCACCGGTTCTGAACTGGTCAAGTTCGGCACATTTGTCACCACTTACTTCAAGAGGTAGAATGTTCTCGTACTGGCTTCGTTCACCTGTATAGGGGTCATAGGTTGTGGCATCAAGAATAAATTCACGTTTCACAAACGGGTTGCCACCGCTTTTGGATGGGATTTCTTGGGGCTGGCCAATATAGACCAGCCGTCCAGTTATTTGATTTGCCATATTAGTTTGAATAAAAATCTTTTATCTGTTGGAAAATCTGTCCACGTCGTTTTATTTCTGCAATTGCCTGTTCGTCACGAGTGATACGGATTTTACAATACTCATTGGGAAGGATATTACGATGCCAGTTGGCTTCGTCGTCGTAGGTTGTTACAGACAGAAAAACAAGGTTACAGCTTTTAAGATGAGTGCAAAAGAGTTGTTCCTGAACCTGATAATAATAAGCTTTATGCTTCTTCTTGACGTATTCGATTAAAGCTTTGTTGTCATGCTTGATAGGCTCAATAAAATCAAGGTAATCTGAAAGATAAAGAGTCTTTAATTCATCAAAATCAGTTAACTTTCCTTTATCGATACAAGCAAAGTCCAGGCTGCACTTGAACACGTTCATTTCATCTGACCTGACAACATACTGAGTAAAGTAGTTGTCAGGCAAAGTGAGAAGATACCTGTTCTCAAGAATGGCTCCCGTACGTAAAGCATCTATAGGGCTGGCAAAAGCATTGTAATAAGGCTTTATCCCGCTGACGAAACGCTGCATGAGGGCGATATGTGATTTCGTATTCTTACCACTCATCAAGGCATGAACGTCACCGCTTCCTATGTACATGGTTTCTGTCATATCTTTCCTTTCTTCTTGAGGTTGTTATATGCCATTTTAAGCTGTTCGCTTGTCATGTCATCAGCACTTCCTACATTGAAATAAGACAGTATGTTCTGCGCAAACTGATTGTCGGTCATCATGTAATCAACGACAATATTTTTCACTTCATCTACTGTAGCAGGGGTTTGCACTTTGGATTTGTTTTCATCAGGGTCTTCACCTGTAGCAATCTTATAGGCATTAAGTAAAGCGTATTTTCTGGCATAAGTAGAAGCCTTTCCAAATCCCTTGTCGCCTGGGTCAAGTCCACGCCCAAAACTTTCCACGTCTATGTATTCTGATGTGTTGTCCAGATTGATAATGCGTAGGGTCATTTTTATGATGTCCATATAGTTGATGGATTCCCCTCCACCTTCTTTGACAACTCTAATTATTTCCGATTTAACAAGTTCCTGCTTAATGGGAATACTGACAAGGCCATGCTTGGACTCGGCTTCTTTCACTTCCAAGGTGACATCAATGTCCTGTACTGCCTTGTAGGCATAATTACCTTTGCCTACGGTCAGGTTCTTTTCGATATTTTTTATCTCATTTGAGACAAGCTGTATCTTCTGATATAGATTTGGCTTTTCTTCCATAATAATTGGTTTTAATACATCAATTTTGCATGTTTTATCACGTCCCAGGCATTACAAGCCCATCTGCTGTGTGGCACGCCTTCTTTGGTCTTGTATCTTATCCTTCCGGATTCGCACAATTCTTTCAGCCTTTTGAGACCGCCTACTATCGAAGCTGCTTCGTATTTCCCGAAAGACTTGTTGTTTAAGACTATTTTCAATACATCTTCGTTTATCATAAGCATTTTATTTTAAGCAGATAATTGCCGAGAAACCCGGATACTCTGTTGCTGATACCCGATATTTCACGTCCATTTTGTTTTTAAGTGTCCCGATCAAGCGAAGGTCACGATTGCGGCGTGATGCTTCCAGCTTGATTCCGTTGTGCCGTTTCTTGTCATAGGGAACCTTGTAAATGTCCCCTTTCTTCATTTCGTCAAAAAGACGTACTGTTTGGTAGTTTTCGTCTACTGTAATTTCTCTAACCATAGTTTAAGTATTTGATTGTTTGCTGGCAGAACGGGACTCGAACCCGTGACTTCCATGCTAACCCTTACATGGTGTTCTACCGCCTGAACTATCTGCCAATGAAAATGCCGGACTTTCATAGCCCGGCATCTACCCATTTTCAAACCATAAAAACTAATCTACTAAGCCAGCTAATGACTTAACCATGTTCTTGAAGTTGTCAAACTTCGATTCAATCTTTTTCTCTTCTTCCATGTAATACAGCATTGATTTTTTGTATTCTTCGGATTCTCGTTGCAGATTCTGTGTGTATGCCACGAGTTCATCATGCGTCATACCTTGTAATTCCTCATTTGTTTTCATGTCTATTCTTTTTAATGTTTTTTATTTCCGTTTCTATCTCCTTATCAAATAGCTCCCGTCTGTCCAGTTCCCGTGAGCGTGCCGTCAGAATGGCACTGATGTCCGCAAATTCATCACAGATGCTTTTTATTGTTTCTTGCAGCTCGTTCATTGTCCAGTCTGTTTGCGATTGAAAAACCAGTGATTATAAACCCGACAAATCCTATCCAGTACATAGCAGACAGGTCTTGATTGAAGTGCATTACCAGAACGGACAATGCACAGAGAAAAAGTAGTATTTTCATAACCGTGTGTATTAAATATCGTTCCCGTGGGCGTTCCGGTGGTTGCCTTACTGCTTATCAAAGGTCTGGTAAGCCACGGGTATATATAGTTCATGCTGGTGTCTAATCAGTGAAGATTGTCTTTGTAGCCGACCTACGGCCACCTGCAATCGTATAAGTGTCTTTTTGTTATCTGTGTGATTCGTATGCTGCGTTTGCTTAGTGCAGCCCTTTACTCATACTCTTTTCACACAGCCGTTATCGCTACTCAGTCGTCCGTTTCACGTCAGGCTTAACGGTAAGCCTAAATTTCCATCATGTCAAAGAACCAATCAAGTAGAACCCTGCCCGATTCTCGCTATCGGTTGCCGTTCAGTCCGTCAGCAGGGTAGGTGAGTTACCAGCGTGTAACTGCCATGCCTTGTGATAACTGAAGGTTAATGTAGTCCATGCCATCATCTTCAGGCAGGTTGTATTCTTCAAGAAGGGCTTCGTATTTGTCCACCTCTTCAGTAAGTACTTTGATGTATTCTTGCTTGCTGTCAGCATTGAAAGCCCTGCATAAAGTCTCTTCATCTGCGTTGTAGGCGAAGTTCAGGTCTTTGTACAGCCCGTCAAGTTCTTCTTCGATTTCGTGGCGTGTCATAGTCATGCGGCGATGTTTAAAAGGTTAGCTTTCTTGAAGCATCTGTATTCTTGTCTCTCAGTATCGAAGTACACCTGAACAGTGTCATTCTTCTTTCTGCTTTCACCAGATGTGGCTGGTATCAGATTTTCTTTCAGCGTGCCGTAGGCTTCACGAACAGAACCATCTACCTTTTTGAAGTAGAACTTTACGATTCTTTGCTTCATGGCAGCTTTCAGCTTCATGTTTGCCCAAGCGCATTTCATCGCTTCACTCATAGAGAAACCGTTTCTCTTTACCAACTGCCATGCAAGACTCATAATCTCGTGTAATAAATTCTTTTTCATAATCGTGTGAGGGTTAGTTGTTTTTTACTATATTTGTTTCGTATCTAAGTTTCGATATGCAAATGTACTTTATAATTCTAAAGTATCAAATAAATAGCTTTAGAATTATAAAGTACATAACATTATTTAACTATCAGGTTTCTTAATACATTATTATATGAAGAAAGATAATTGGGCGTTAGGATTAGGTATAGCCTCAATAGTGACAAGTTTTATATCTATAATGCTATGGCTATGTAAATATGAACCTATAACATGGACTTTGCTGGATACTATAATGACCATGCTTTCTTTAATAGTGGCGATTATCTCCGTCCTTTTTGCATTTAATATGTTTGGCCTGAGAAAGGAGCTTAAAAATGAGATAGATGAAAAATTGAAGGAGATAAGCGACAATCATGTAATTCATACTGCTAAAACCATGATGTACATGGAAATGCGTTTGTTGCATTTAGCAACCGAATTGAGTAAAATTGACGATATAAGACAGTCTATTTACATGATGCTTGATACAACAGAAAAAACTAAAAATAAGAAAGATGTGGATTATATTATTAACCAGTTAAGAGAGCTTGAAAAACGTTATGGAGACAGATTGTTCGATGATACATTCAAAGGGAAACTAAGGATTAGACTGGAGAAAGTTACCTCTTTCTCTGACAGTGCTCTTCTCTTCCTTCAAAATTTCAAGGTATGATTCTTTTGCGTGGTCGATGATTTTATCCGACTCTTCAAAAGGATTCCTAGGTCCTTGAGGTTCTTGATGATGCATAGGTTTGATACACAAAATCTTTAAATCATCATAAGACGACATAGAAGTCTTAGAGTCTTTAGAATCATTAGTACTCTTTGAATCCTTAGAAAACATAGAATACTTATCCATGCCAAGCAATGGGAGTAATACTTTTGTCCAAACAAGTATCACAGTCACGCATATAAGTATAAACAAGAGTAATAGCAGAACTTTAAACATAAAAGAACAATAACCATAGTAAAAACACCCACAATAGGTACGAGCTATCATGGGTGTATATATTAAACCTCCTCGGAGGAATGTTTAACCAACTTGTTCCTTTAACACCTCGTACTTGTTACGGTACAAAGATACTTTATAATTCTAAAGTATCAAATACAAGCTTTAAAATTATGGGAATTATTGAAAGATTTTTTGAAAGTATTGAAAAAGCAGGAATTTCTTCTTACGAAATTGAAAAGAAATACGGAGTTAAATCTGCTCAATCTAAACTTTCACAATTAAAGGAAGGAAAGACTAAAAGTGGAAAAGAAAAAACTCTCCCATCTGATTTATTATCTGCTGTATGTTCTGCAAGAGAAGATATTAATCCAGATTATATTTTAACTGGTCGCGGAACTCCATTGCGTCAGCAACCTGAAGTTACTCAAATATTTCACCCAAAGAGCATAGAAAAAGCTGAAGAAGATGGATTGATAACCCTTTATGATGTTGAAGCTGCTGCAAACTTGAAATCCCTCTTCGATAACAAAGACCAGAATATCCTTGGACAAATCAATATTCCAAATATCCCTAAATGCGATGGAGCTGTTTATGTCAAAGGGGATTCCATGTATCCATTACTTAAATCTGGTGACATCGTAGCATATAAGGAGGTACCTTTAGAAATGAGTCATATTTTCTTTGGAGAAATGTACCTTGTGTCAATAGATCTGGATGGAGATGAATACTTAACTGTAAAATACGTCCAGCATTCAGAAAAAGGTGAAGACTGGATAAAACTGGTAAGTTACAATCAAAACCACCAACCCAAAGATTTTCCATTATCTTCTGTGAGAGCTATGGCTTTGGTAAAATTGAGTATTAGAATGAACACAATGAAATAATATGGGACTTTATTTTAGGAAAAGGGTGAAGATTCTTCCTGGAGTGCATTTAAACATAAGCAAAACAGGGACAAGTTGGTCTGTTGGTCCGCGTGGAGCTTCAGTGAATGTGGGTAAGAGAGGAGTTTATGTGAATACCGGGATACCAGGAACTGGTATATATTCTCGGACTAAAATATCGGGAGGTAGTAGTAACTATGATAGAGATAAACATTATTCTTCTAAGCGTGAACAAGAAAATGAAGCAATTAATAGCAATCCGTTGAGGTTTATTTTGACATTTCTGTTTTTACTGGCTTCAGTAATGATTCCGTTACTTACAAGTGCTTCATGGATTTGGTTTCCTATACTCGCCTTAATTGGAATTTGTTGTGCTTTTATTCCTGATAGTAAAACGGAAGCTAATAATTTAAACTATAATGCTGATAAAGTAGAACCTATCCATATAATCCCGGATAAAGTTATAAACATATCAGAAGAGAAATACGTATCTGAAAATACTTCTACTCTAAAAGAAAATGAGTCTCATAGAGAAGAAAATATTTTAAAGGATTCCGTGATACATAAATTAGATCCATTATTTGAAGAATCGGCTCGTTTGGTCGTGAATCAGCAGCAAGGAAGTACTTCTCTTCTTCAGCGTAAACTTATAATAGGATATAATAGGGCAAGAAGGATAATGGGATTACTTGAGAAAGCTGGGATTGTTGGACCAGCAAATGGAGCAAACCTTCATGACGTGCTTTGTAAGGATGAAGTTGAGTTGGCTGAGAGGTTAGAAAACCTGAGTGATGACATGTTCCAAGAAACAACAAAAGATACTAATATAGAGGATAATTTTGATAAGAGTTCTCGGCTTGTTAATATTGGAATTGATTTAGAAAAAGAAGGAATGATTGATGAAGCTATTAATGTGTATGAGAAATCAATCATTTACAGATTACCGCTTAAGCACCCATACGAGAGACTTGCTATCCTTTACAGAAAAAGAAAAGATTATGAGAATGAAATCCGAGTTATAAAAATTGCAATAGAAGTCTTCATGAAAGAAAATGAGAGAAGAGCCAATATGGTAATTGATGAGGATAATTCTATGTATAATCAAGTAATGCAAGCATTAGAGACCAACGAAAGTATTAAGTATGAAGATGGGAAATGGGCTTTCGTTCAATATGATGTCATGAGTTATATAACAAGACTAGAAAAGGCACAAACTTTACTTGATAAATCAAAAAACAAAAAGGAATGAGAAGAGTATTGACTTTGTTGATGGGATTGTTCTTTTTCTGCACATTTCATGCACAAGAAGTAGTAAGATATGTAACGGCAAACCTAAATTTAAGAGATTCTCCTGATGTAACATCTTCTATTATTACTCAGATTCCTAGAGGTACTGCAGTTCTAATTGATGAGGATTGTGATTGCAAATGGATTCCTGTTAGTTATAATGGGTATATTGGATATGTTTCAACGAAGTATCTTTCAAAAGAAAAAGTTTATTATTCTTCTGAAAATCATTCATCAGGACAAATAAGATATTATACTAATTCTAGAGGTGAGAGAGTTCAGTCTCCTACATATTATTCTTCTGCACCTCCTGGGGCAACTGCTTTATGCAGAGATGGAACATATAGTTTTAGTAAAAGCCGTAGAGGAACTTGCTCTCATCATGGTGGTGTTGCAAAATGGTTAAAATAGAGATTTATGATAGTAACAACAACAAATAGTATAGAAGGATATACAATAAGAAAATATCTTGGGGTAGTCAATGCGAATGTTGTAATAGGTACAAATCTGTTTTCCGATATTGCAGCCTCTTTGACAGATGTATTTGGCGGACGTTCTGGAAGCTACAAGAGTAAATTGACTACAATTTACGATGAAGTAATGAAGGAACTGACTGGAAAGGCTGAAAGTTATCATGCAGATGCAATCGTCGGTTTACATGTGGATTTTGACGAAGTTTCTGGCGGTGGCAAATCCATGTTTATGGTTTCCGCATCTGGGACTGCTATTACATTGGAGAAAACTACTCAAGACAGATACTTTCTGTATGACTTACTTGAAAAAATTTACGACTATAAAGAGAAAGGAATATTGACGGAGGAAGAGTTTGATTACGAAAAGAATCGAATTTTGAATCAACACAGAAATCCTATCTCGGAAGAGTATAAAGGCATTTGCCAAGAGCAGAAGGAAAAGGAGAGGGAAGAGCTTTTGCGTGAGGAAAGAATAAACGAAGCTAAGGAGCTTTTAAAGAATCGTACTGGGTGCTCGATTGATGATATAGAAAAAATTGATGAATATCAGCTACAGGCTGTGTCCTATGATGATATTGATTTTGACCCCAATGATTCCATGCAGTATATAATCTCCAAGTTCATAAGATTAAACCGCGTTCCTGAAGCGTGTAAATTCTATATGGAAGAAACGGGCCTTGAGGATTTACAGTCTGCAATAGATTTTTGTCTCAATGTATATAAACAAATGTCCTCCGTTGATGAGGAGAAAGTTGCGGCTCTTATTTCCAAACTCAAGGTGTTAAAGAAGCGTGGATTTATAGAACAAGCAGTATCAGAATATCAAAAGATGACAATATCGGATAAGCAAACATCTGAAGCATTCATACTTTCTTTAGAGATTTGATAGGTATCCGACAACAGGATAGGGAAGGCATTCAAGTAGAAAAAATGTTCTAATGAGTATCCTTATTTAGCTTAAATTTAATTATAAACAACTGATACACAGTGATTTTATATTATTCTTAGATAATCATTCGTAATGAGTAAGTCGCGGGTTCGAGTCCCGCTTTCGGCTCCGACTTAAAACCGCTTATTCCATGGTGAATTAAGCGGTTTTTCTGTTTTCTATACTCATATTAAACACCCAGTACTATATTGGCGTCAATATTCAATTTCTGGCTGATTTCGCGGGCTACTTTCAAGGTCGGTTCACATTTACCGGAAATATAATCACTCAAGCGTGAAGGACTGACTCCGATTAATTTTGCTAAAGATTTCTGATTAAGTCCCATCTCATACATACGAAGTTTGAGGACATCAACCAGCGTTGGTTCTCCCAGTGCGAAATGCTCCTCAGAATAATCTGCAACGAGATTAGAAAGTAATTCTAACTCTATACTGTGAGGATTATCCAGAGGGGTTTCATCTGTAACCAGTGGAAGTAATTCCTCAACTCTTTTTACTGCCCAATCGTATTGAGCTTTTGTTTCTATCTTTGTCATGGCTCTTGGTTGATCGGTAATTGCCGATTCTGTTTAA